GACACCTGTAAACGTAGCTGTGGAAAAGTTTGTACTACCAGAAACCGTAAGGTCTCCTTGCACAACAACAGCACCACTAACTGTTCCTCCGGTGCGAGGAAGATAGTAAACATTTAAATAATCCTTAGTGCCAGATATAGTTAACTTTCTATTTTTAAGCGTAGGATCAACTTCGCTTAGGTGAACAACAGTAAACAGATCGTCTTCTGCTAAAGAAGTTCCTGCAATTGTTTGCAGATCTGTTATGCGTCTGTTAGCCACTTATAAAACGTAAACCCATTAAGTTTATTATAAAGGGTTGTGGTCCAAGTTACTTAACCCGTATTTCAATTTGCGGTAGGTATTTGGAAGTAAAACTCCAAGCACCTTGAATGCCACCAACAATAACACAAGAAAGGATTGTCATTACCAAAATCTCTGCAACAGTCATGTTGCGGCGCACATAAACAACCTGGGGTTCAACGGTTTCGGGCATGTAAATATATCCGCTAGGTAAGGCTTCCGGACCTTTTGGTTCCAGGGTTGGCCTAGGCTGGTACGGAAGATTAGCGACGGGTGGTTGAGGCACTTGAGGAAAAACAGGCTGCTGCTGAAAAGACATCTTAATTGCTTGTTCTCTGGCATACGCTTTCATCGATTCCAGCTGCTCAGGGGAAATACCTTGGGACTGCTGAGGCACTTGGCTGGCAGAAATTTGTTCTTCCATGGACTTAACAAAAAGCTTTCCCACACACTAGCATTAAACAAGAACAAAGTGTTGCCATGACCCATGGAATCCGAAAGGGACTTGAAGACATTGCCTATGAATTGAAAGGAATTAAAAACATCCTTTCATCCATGTGGCATAGCAAGTACCAAACCGAAGAAACTAGTAGGTTAAATCCAGAAGCTTTTACTGATGAGTACATTTCTACTGAAGAGTGCGCCAAACGCTTGAGCGTATCTGATCAAACAATTAGAAATTGGATTTACGCTGGAAAACAAGCAAAAGGCAGGGGGTGGGTTGAGGGCATTCACTACGTCAACATTGCAATTGATAACAACAAGCGAGCCATCATTCGAATTCCCTGGACGCAGTTAGTACAATCTTTTGCTAAAACAAAAGAAGTAGAAGTAACGGACATTAGAAATCCAAAGATGTATCAATCTACCAAACGAGAAGGAACCTACTGTGACGACTAGGTTTCAAGACATTGCAATAGATGACGTCACAGTTGAGAATCATTCTCAATTACTGCCGCAGTCCCTGGTGCTTCAACTGGAGGACTTTTTGCCTCCTTTTGGCTCTTTTGATGACGGGTGCCTGCGTCGTTATTTAGAAAACCTTAAAAAATTTGAGGAAGAAGACATCAATTCTGGAATGACGCTTGCCAATCGCTTGCGAGTGGCATTTAAAGACCTAGTCCCCGACACAATCTGTGGTAAATTCCCACAGGCTGAACTTCCTCTTAAACGTCGGTTACGTTGTGTAGCGGAATATTTGATTCGTGCCGGAGAATTTGATAAGCTAAAAGATGAAAATGGAAAGCTTGTTAAAAAACGAGGAGTCCTTGGAAAACTTGTCGTTGTCTACCAGCCCCTGCCTAAGCTGACAGAAGCACTTTACAAACAAGGATTAATTCCCCATGAGCCGCCGAGAGAAGTTAATTGCCCAAGCCCTTGACGGAAAAGTCGACGAGACCAGCGGAAAAATGCTTGATGCTGTTGTCAAACTTGTATTGGGAGATCTGGCTACGGTCTACAATCGCTTCTGGGAAACAGAAGGGCCTGGTGTAATGTGTTTTCAACCGTCTAACCAGGACCGTTCAATGTTTTTTCTTACACTCAAAGAGCTGCATTCCGCAGAAGAAGCATGTGAACATGAAAACAACGGAGACTTAGCTGAGACGTTTAGACGCATTCTGGGAGCTGCACAAAAAATTAATCCAGAAGAAAAAGCCGGTTACATCATTAACGATGAGGAAGGCATTCGCTATTTGGAAATAGACTATAACCAGCAATCGGAAAGCTAATGAAAAAAGCTTTTCGCAATAGAGTTGAGGACCGCGAACTAATCACCAATACGGACCTCATATGCTCGGTGCATTCTTTAATGGGAAATATTGATCTGGATCCGGCCAGCTCAAAAATAGCAAATGAGTTTGTTTGTGCCGATAAAATTTACACACCACAAGATGACGGTTTAAATGTCCAAGAATGGGCAGGGAAAGTGTATCTATTTCCACCAAGTGGCGCCTACTTTTTTAATAAAGAGTTAGACAAATGGAAGTTGACGCGTGCATCGTCACCTTCATTAATCTCTTCTCATTCTGTTTGGTTTAAAAAACTTTACAAACTGTGGGTGGCTGATGTGGTAACCGAAGCTGTGTACTTTACAAATTGTACGGACATGCTTCGTTATGATCAGCGAATTTTTGACTTTCCCATTTGTTTCCTAAAAACTCCTCCTATTCTTAAAATGAATTCTAGTGAGGGCATGGGCACACATAAAACTGGCACATGTTTTGTCGTGTACTTGCAACCCAAACAAAACGCCGGTTATGCAACTGAAAGATTTATCAATATTTACGGAGAGAAGGGGCGGGTCGTTTGCTAGTCTTGTAGACTAAAAATGAATGGAAACACCAATGAGCCTTCTGTGCGACCGGGAAATTAAAGAGCTGGCAGTAAACGAAGGAATGATCAGTCCCTTCCAGGACAAACTCTTAAGCGAAGTAAATGGCCGTCGCGTTTTGAGCTATGGCCTTAGCTCGTATGGATACGACATTCGCCTGTCTCCCAAGCAATGTTTAATCTTTGGCCGCATTCAAAAAGGAGATTGTGATCCCAAAGATTTTGATGCTGATATCCTCACAAATGCGGAGTTGCTAGAAGATGAAAAAGGCCAGTATTTTATTTTGCCTCCATATGGCTACTGCCTTGGTGTTGCGCAAGAACGGATTGCACTTCCCAGAGATGTGACAGTGGTTGCAGTTGGCAAATCTACTTACGCACGCTCAGGAATCTTGGTAAACATTACACCGGCTGAAGCTGGTTGGGAGGGTTACCTTACGTTAGAAATCAGCAATTGCACTGGTTTGTTTAATCGCATCTACGCTGACGAGGGTATTACACAACTTCTGTTTTACCGTGGCAATCCTTGCGATGTGTCTTATCAAGATAGGAAAGGCAAGTATCAAGATCAAAAAAAAGAAATTGTGTTTTCCAAGCCATGACTAAAGTTTCTTTCAAAGATCTCCAAGAGCGCCTTGATGTTTTGGAAATTATTTACAAAAATGTTATTGAGCTAAACAATAACGAGCTAAGCAATCAATTAATGTCTTATCGTTCAGACAATGTTCAATGGATATTGAACATGCTTGAGGAATCTTTTAGGCAACTTTTGGAAGCACTAGAAACAGAAGAGGCAAACTACCAATAGTTTTAAAAACCTTTAAAGGTACCAGAAGATCCGCCTGGTTTTTGCGCATAATTAGTGCTGCCTATAATACCAATCTTGTCTCCCAAGGTTGGTATGTTTGTTCCTTGCATATTAGCTTCTGTGCGAGGAGTTTTTCCCTTGATTCCAGGTTCATTGTGTAGTTCGGTTTTTTTAAATCTTCCGGAAGCTCTAGCAGCCGCTAAAAATTTTTGCGCCCGAGCTTCTTCTATTTCGTTGCTAGTGTTAGCTCTTCCTGCTGTTTGTTTTTCAGTTTTGTCAAGATTTCTGGTATCAACGGTGTAAGCACTACCTGGGCGTAAATCGTCAGTAGCTGTTGCAGAAGATCCGCCATGAGAAGTGGGGTCATAGCTTTGTTTTACAAAAGCTTTACCACCTTTATGCTTTGGTTCTGAGGCGTTAAATTTTCCCATGATAATATTTTAATTGATGGAACCTATGCATCAAATATTGCAATGTACGCCACTGATCCTGACGACTTTTTGACTCAGTTTATTACCAGTGATGATGAGCTGCAAAAACGAATGGCGTGCTGTTGTGATTTTGGTGCGCCCTTGGCCACTGCAAAAGCCGACGTTCCGCTGTATGATCAATATAACCGTGGTTTAACACTGTGTCAGGACAACAATCCCAGGGAGAATTTAGCATTGGAGGGCAGGCGGCCCGGCGTGACTGGTTCTATTCCGTCGATGGAGGAAGCGAGACAGTATCCGGGTACGGTTCCTATGGGGAAAAAATTAGTGACAAACTTGAATCCAACGTATCGCTAGAGTGCATTGATGGGGTTTGCCCGGTTCCCTGGGCAGTAACTAAAAGCCCTATTGCTCCCAGGGGGGACTCGGTAAACCATCCCGAGCATTACACGGCAGGGAAGGTGGAAGTCATTGAAATCTTGGAGCAAGCAGTAGAAGATGCTCCGGATCCAATCTCCGGCGGCTTGCTGTGGCAAACACTTAAATATTTGTTACGGCTTTGGTATAAGGGCAACATGCTTCAAGACGCTAAAAAAGCACGTTGGTATCTCAACCGTTTAATTGATCGCCTAGAGCACGACTACGTTTAAAAGGGAGCCACCAAGTCTTCGCCGTCGTCATCTTCTTCCATACAGGCGACGGCAAGCTCATTTAGTTCCAGATCAGTTGGAACGTCAAACTCAAGCAAAATATTTTCTTTGTCTAGGATGGTTTTGATGGCTTCCCACTCCATTAACCTGCGGTAGTACAGGTTGAGAAGGGCGGCATGCAGCTCATCCCATGTCATTTCTTCAGCTGCAAGCTCGGCTTTGCGCATGGAAAATTGCAACTCCAAAGGGAGTTCAAATTCCCTGGGGGCAACAGAGTCTTCCATCTGAGTCGGTAAGCTTTTGTAATTGTATTCTAAAGCCGGTCTTCCTGTCCATCGTTTGAAAATTCAAAAAGATAATCCAACGATTTATCCGTCATTGGCACCAAAGGGCCATCAATTGAAAAGTCATTTGCAAATTCCGCAAGAACGTAGGGATTAATTTTTTGCTCTAGTTTTTGTATTGCCTTTATTTGTTCAGTAGATGCTGCATAATTCCTAAAAGCCGTTAGCAACAAATCTTCACATCCCTCAACGGATTGTCTTATTTCTGTTAAAAACAATTTGCTTTCTTCTCTGCGTCGTTCCAGGAGACCACCAATTACCTGGTGCTCTTGATCAAAAATCCATTCGGAAAATTCTTCTATTACACCTTCCCAATCTTCTGCGTCAATGCAATCAATTAATGCGCTGTAAAGAAATGGCTTCCAGCCAACTGAATGAACAAAAGAAATTAACGCCTGCTTCATGTATTCATCCAAGCGTAAATTTAACTTGTCTATTTCCTGTTCAATAATGCTTGCTTCGTGTAAAAGATACTCCAATGCTTTTTGCTTAGTACAATAATGACCAGGCTTTACAGGTGAGCCGTCTGGATAAAATTGTGTTCCAAAGCCAAGAGTATAAGGAGCTTCTCCTGTCCCCGGATCGGCATAGGCTTTTTCATTAAAGCCTTCGTACTTGCAGATTAGCTCCAAAGCAGGAGAAAAGTTTGCCATGGGAGCACAATATGTACTCCCATCATACACATCTTAATTGCAGATGTTAGCCTTGTCCACGGCTTTTTTTGCGCCCATGAGAAGGCTTGGAGTGTTGGCCGTTTCCTTGGCGGGTTTTCTTGGGCTTGGATTCAATCTTGTTTGCGGCAGCTTTAGCTTGAGCCATGGGTCAGAAATGAACAGCTTGTATCCTACCAGAGGCGCGAGCATGCCCAGTACCGTGGGGTGTTTTTGTCCATCGGCTTGTCACACCCCATGCGGGCACGGAAGTTGGTACGACGGTCTTTGTCATGGTGCTGTGTGTAATCCTGGTAACCACGCCTACCATAACGTACGATCTTCTCTTCACCGTCGTAGCAAGATTTAACAACCCACTTATGCGTATCCCCTGGCGGCGCATGTTGCGGTTTATTACAAGTCATCTT